CGCTCACCATCGATGCGCGCCAGCGGATGGATACGCATCTTGAATTTCAACTCGGCAGAGGGAGGCCAGTGTAATGGCAGATATGCGCAAACAGGTGCAAACCGTGCAACGAGCGGGGATCGATCCAGATTTCACGTCCGTTCCGAGTTCCCCGGCGGATGAGGCTGTAGTGCCCAATGACGGCCGCATGGTTCTCGTATTCAAGAATGGCGCAGACCCTCGCACTGTCACAATCAAGACTCCTGCGAAAGTAGCCGGCCTGGATGTAGCGGAGGCTGTCGTCTCCGTTCCAGCCAATAGCGAGCGCTGGGTCGGCCCATTCCCGCCCAGCGTATTCGGCAGGGATCTGCGATTCAATGCAGATGGAGCCGGGGCACTGACCTTCGAGGCCGTGAGGTTCTGATGTTCCTGACTGTCGAGAATTCGCCCGCGGCTGCCGTACTGGCGGAGGTGTCCGAGCACTGGGATCTTTCCGGCAGGCTTCCGCTCCTCAAGGGATCTCCGGAGGGGATGCAGTCCGGGCGGTATCGCTACAGAGCATTCCGGTTCTATCCGAGCCCTCCGGGCAGCAGGCCGACGACGGTGCCGTTCAGATGCGATGTGGCGATTCAATGCGCGGTGACGTTCCGCACTGCTGTGTATACGCTCCCGATCCCGGAGGAGATGTATCGATTGCACGGCAATGTCTGGTTGCCCGGAGAAATCGCAAATGCCAGCATCCCATACCCTGAAATGGAACGGAAAGAAGATCTACCGGGAGATGGTGGAGGCGTCCCAAGACGGCGTAAACGAGACAATGTCCGAGTGCGCAAAGAGGGCAAAGAGCCATCATCCAAACTGGAGAAACCGGACGGGAGCGGCTGAGGGCAGTGTCCAGATCGTCGAGTACGCCAAGCAGATCTTCGCATCCGTCGTCGGTGCGTGGGGCTCGAAGGGCATCAATTACGCGCTCTTTCTCGAGCGCTATCACGGTCCTTGGCTGCGCGCGGCAGCTGATGTGGAGTATCCGAAACTCCGCGATCGCGTCGCTGCGTCGTGGAGGCGTCGAGGAGGTACGGAACTGTGACGCCGCAGACGGACGTCATCGAGGCGTTGATCGAGATCCTGCGCGGAGATGCGGATCTCGAGGCAGCGACCGACGGGCGCATCTTCGGCGGTTTCGTGGGATTGAAGCGCCAGGCGGAATTGCCCGGACCGACAATCCAGATCCAGTATTCCGGCGGCTCGCCGCTCGGCGGCTATGCGCGCCTGCAACGTCCGCGAGTGGATATCACATTCTACGGACGGACGCCGCAGGAGGCGGATTGGCTGCGCCGCGCGGCGCATCCGGTCCTGAAAGATCTGCAGCGGCGCACAGCCAAAGGCGTCTTGATCCACGGTATCGAGGATGCCGGCGGATACGCGCAGGGCAGGGAACAGGACACAAATTGGCCGTACATTTTCACCACTTGGAATGTGCTGGCAAACGAGGTTTAGGAGGGTCGTAACATGGCGGCTACAGAAATCATTTCGGGACCGCTGGCGGCGTACATCGCGCCAGTCGGCACAGCCTTTCCAACTATCCAAACCGTGCCTGCGGATCCTTGGTCGCTAATCGGCGAATCGGGGACACGGAGCATGTCCGAGGATGGACTCACCGTGGAGAATCCGCAAGAGTTCTTCGAGGTGCGCGTAGCCGGCAGCACCGCGGTGCAGAAGGTCTTCCGGACGTCGGAGGGCCTGACCGTGAGTTTCACCCTGTACGACCTCCAACTCGAGGAGTACTCGCGCATGCTCAACGACAATATGGTCGAGCCGATAGACGCGGCCACAGGCACGGCGGCCCAGAAGAAAATCGGCATGTATCGGGGCCTGACGGTGTCGACGCGAGCACTGCTGGTCCGCGGCAACGCATCGCCGGAGGAGGAGGGCGAATCTCTGCAATACGAGGTGCCGTTGGTATGGCAGAGCGGCGCGCCGAGCCCCGTCTTCAACAAAGGCGAAGTGGCTGGCCTGGCGTTCCAGTTCATGGCACTCTTCGATGAATCGGCGGACGCCGGTCACGAATTGGGCACGCTGCGCTATCGGACGGGACCGCCGTCCTAAACAGATGCCCTGCGAGGTATTGGAGTTCGAGGCGCTATCCCTGCACAGGAGAGCGTCCCATCTCAAATCGTCGATCCGCAGGGATCGGCAGGAGCTTCGCCGCACCTCTCGCAGGCTGGAAGAGATTTTACGCGAATGCCGATCCAAGGGCATCCGCGTCGTGATGGAAGGCGCAGAATCCACAGGAGGGAATCATGGCCACCAAGAAGAACAAATCCAATGAAGAAACACCGATCCTAGAACTGTCGTCGGAGAGCAAGCCTCGCCGGCACATTCAGATCAACGGCACGGCGTACAAGATGCGCTGGCGCGAGGAGTTCGGCTTCCAGGAGCAGTTGAAGTTCCAGCGGCGCGTCTCCAAGCTGCAACTCGTCGCATCGATGAAGCCCGAGGCTTTCGCGGAACTCAGCGACAAAGTCATCAAGGACACGGAATTCGCCGTGAACCGATTGGTGAAGACCATCTTGATCGGCGTGGATGACGAGGTTCTGGACGATCTCACGTTCGACCAGAAGATGCAGATCTTGGCAGTTTTTATCCCGGCGAAGGAGTCGGCGGACGAGACTCCGGAGAGCGAGACGAAGTCCGACTCGACGAGTGGTACGCAGCCATACCGGATCTCCAAAGATTCTTCGGAGGAAGCTGGCGAGACTGGCTAAATTGCCCGCTCGTACTGATCGATGTCTATCTTCGGGCGATGTCGAGGCTGCACGCGGAGGAGAGCCTCCGAGCGGCGGAGATCGCAATGGTGGGCGCAGGCACCACATCCAAGGGCAAGGCCAATGCGGTCTTGCGAGAATGGCGCCAAACCGCTAGGCAGCGCGTCGGGCGGTCGAGGAGCGTTTCGATGAAGTCGAAATTGCTCAATGCCAAAGTCGCGGGCATTGCCGTGGCCGAGGAGACCGGATAAATGGGCTTGGGAGGTCTGCCCAACGCAGGAGGATCCGCCGCTCTAGGCGAGGCTCTCCTGAAAATCAAGACGGACACCAAGCCGCTCGAGAAGGGACTCAAGGACGCGGAGAAGAAGGCCAAGGTTTCCTCCGCGAAAATGGCCGATTCGCTGTACGGCAAGGGCATGCGGAATGCTCTCCAGAAGCACTCCGCCACGCTGAAATCGATAGGAACAAAGCTAACCCTCGGCGCGACCTTATCTGTCGCTGGATTCGGGCTGGCCGCAACGCTCGCGGCGTCCGACTTCCAGGCGGGCATGAACAAAGTCGAGGCCGTATCCGGCGCGACCAGCGCGGAGATGGCATCGCTCCGAGATCTGGCCAAGGATCTCGGATCCACCACCAAATTCTCCGCCTCGGAAGCCGCCGAGGGCATGTCGTTCCTCTCGATGGCGGGATTCGAGGCGAACGAGACCATGTCCGCCATGCCGGGACTGCTCAGTCTGGCAGCGGCTGGCGGCATAGAACTCGGCGAGGCGGCGGATATCGCGTCGAACGTCCTGAGCGGATTCAACGAGAATGCCGATCAGGCCGGTCGCGTCGCTGACGTCCTGGCGTATACGGCAGCCAGTGCCAATACGTCGGTCAACCAACTCGGAGAGGCGATGTCCTACGTCGCTCCGGTGGCAGCCAGCGTGGGCCTGTCCATCGAGGATACCGCCGCGATGATCGGCAAATTGGGAGATGCCGGCATCCAGGCATCTCGCGCGGGAACCGGATTGCGCGGAATGATCGCGGCATTGCTCGAGCCGTCCGAGTCCGGAGCGAAGGCGCTGGACAAACTCGGCGTAGCGGTCCGGGATGCCGGAGGGCAGATGCGTCCCCTGCCGGACATCATGTCGGATCTCGGCGCAAAGAGCATGGATGCGCAGCAGGCTATGGCGATATTCGGCCGGATCGCGGCGCCTGCAGCCATCGTGCTGTCCAAGGCCGGCGATGCCACGAAGGAGTTCGCGGGCGAACTGCAGAATGCGGATGGCGCGGCCACCAAGATGGCCGATACGATGAATAAGGGCCTCAAGGGCGCTTGGACCGAATTCAAGAGCGCGATGGAGGGCCTGCATATAGCAATCGGCGAGGCGGGCCTGGTGGATTTGCTGGAGGACATCATTCGCTCCATTACGGGCGTCATACGATGGCTTGGCCAACTGCCGCAACCGGTGCTCGCGGCAGGATCCGTTATCGGGGGTCTGGTCGCCGTGATAGGGCCCGCCGCGCTAGCGCTGGGGACTCTCGGGGCCGCGCTCCCGGCGCTGACCGCAGGATTTGCGACGGCGGGAGTCGTTCTTACGGGACCGGTTGGCCTCGTGGCGGGCTTTACAGCTTTGGTGGGTATCGGGATCACTGCGTGGTTCGTACACGCTGAAGAGAAGCAGGAGGCGCTTAGGGAGGAGACCGAGGCACTGGCCCAAGCCTTGGAGGACAAAGATGAAATCCTAACCAGCACGCTGAAGCATATCAGCAACTATGCGGATGAGGTTGAAAAACTGACGCAGAATGTGGAGGGTCAGACAGATGCCGTGAGTAAGTGGAGTACGATGATGCTGAATCTCGACACCGCCCTGCTTGGCAAAGAGCGCGTGCGGAAGAATTTAGATCACGCTCACAAACGCATGACCGAGTTGGGAGCATTCGCGGATAAGATGCCCGCGAAGACGCGGCAAATGAGTGAAGCAAATCGCCGCTTGGCTCTCAGTTTAGGCGCCGCTGGCCGGCGGGGCGAGGAGCTGGGCTTGAAGGTTGGCGAAGCCGTCGAGGCCGTTAGCGAGAAAACGAAAGAGGCCACCGAGGCTGTATCTGAGAGCGTCGAGGAGTCTACCGAGAAGGTGCGCACGTTCGCGGATATGTGGCGCGAGGCCAAAGAGCGCGTTAGCCAGACCGCGGACGTCGTCGGCGTCTTGGTAAAGGCGCTGGACCCGCTGCGGCGCGTCGATCTCATGGACCTGCCGTTTCCTGGCGCCGAGGGCCTCCGGGGCTTGTCGCCGGATCCCATCACGGACGAGCTGCTGAGGCGGCGCGAAGAGCGCATCCAGGCAGCTCGCGAACTGGCCCTAAAAACGGTTGCGGACGCCAGGGAGCGCATGGCGGGTATCGGCGACGATATTGGGCTCATTCGCGTATCGGTTCCTGGCGAGGACTGGGAAACACTGGAGAAGCAGGCCCGCCGGTCCGCGAACAGGCTCGGCGAAGAGATGAAGAAGGGCCTTACCACCGCCGCCAAGGACGCCGCGGATTTGATGATCGGCTCGTTTGTCACAGGTGATGGATCGTTCAAGGAGCGCCTGGCGCGCGCGTGGGACGGACTGGTGAGCGACTTCCAGAACCGCTTCGCCAGGAAGATCGGCAGCAAGATTACGAGCATGCTGGCCGATGGCGGATCGCTCGGCAAGCTGACGGGGGCGTTCAAGGGTCTGTTCGGCGGAGGCGCCGGCGCCGCGTCCGCGGCAGGTGCCGCAGGCGGCGGAGTGCCGTCTATTCCGGGCGTTGGCGGAGGAGGCGCTGGAGGTGCCGCATCCGCGGCCGGCGGCGGTGTCGGCGGGCTGGTCAATACAATCAGCGGAGTGGTGACGGCGATCTCCAGCGTCATCTCCCTATTCCAGGGCTTTCGAACGAATGAATTGATCGAGCAGGTGACCAAGAACCAAGCCGCGCAGGTCGAGTGGCAGAAGGTATTGGGCGCATACACGACAGAGAACGGCGATTTACAGAGCCAGCAGGATTGGCAGAATCGATATCTGCAGGAGAATCTGCAAGGCGCTGTATTCTCGCAGATGCAGGGTGATACGAGCGTTATCCGCGCTCACGTGGTGGCGATGGAATCGAGCACTAAAGAGTTGCTCACCACCATTGAGGGCCATCTGTATCACCTGGTACACGGAGAGGCTCGCCAAGTGCGACCGGACGGCGCGAGCGGTCCGGCCGGCACGACACTGAGCTTCATCGAACAACTCGGCGCAGATTTGCAGGGCGTGGTCACGACCGAATTGGAATCCCTCAAGACAGCGCTGACCAATATTATCAGGACGGATCTGGCGACAGCCTTCGAGGAGGATGTAGACGCCGCTGTCGAAGACCTCAAGAGCGGATTCACGACTGCATTCGACGAAGCGATCTCCGGGATCAAAGAAGGCCTGACTCAAGTCGTTTCCGATGCGCTGTCCGAGACCATGTTCGCGGATATCTACGCAGATGTGGAGGATATCCTTGCCTCGCAAATCCAAACCGTCCGCAGCCAATTGGTCGCCGCGGTCAATACCGCGATGGGAGAAATCCGCGCGCAGGTAACTACAGACGTACAGGCGATGCTCGCAGAGATCCGCACCAATCTCGGCGACGTGGTCACCGACGAGGTTCTGGCAAACCTGGAAACGTCCGTTCTAGGCACGCTCAACGAGATGCTGGCCCAGTTGGAAATTGATATCCGGAATGCCATTGATCTCGCGCTGGGGGATTTCATGATGCTCGTGGATACGGCGCTGGCGAATGCCTTGCAGTTGTTCCGCGTGGATCTCGCAGCTGATATCGAGATCCAATTTACCCGACTGATCGACGTGATTTTGGAGCAGATCGACGGCAAGATAATTCCTGGCATGCTCCTGCTGACGTCGTACATCGGCATGAAGTTGGGTCAAATCTTGGAAGCGATCAATGCTCTCGATTTGAACGTGGTTATCAATATCGCGACCAAATCCGACGTCGATGAGACCGAGACCGAGACCGAGGGAGGTTTCGCGACAGGGACGGATTACGTCCCAAGCACAGGACCGTACACTCTGCATCGCGGAGAAGCTGTGCTCAACGCTCGCGAGAACGAGCGCCTGTCCCGCATTGATCAAGCGGCCGCACGCATGGAAAGTATGATGGACAGTCGCGGGGAAACGTCCAAATCGATTAAACTGGCGCTCGAAATCGAGGTCGACGATTCTCGCAGGCTGCATGTGAAGAATCTGAAGCGTGATCGAGAGTTCGGCGAGGTCGTGCTGGATGTGATACATTCCGGCGTACGGACGAACCAGCGCGGCGTGCGCAGCCAGATCGCGGGCGTACGATCCGTGCGCGGAGCAGGAGTGGTGTAATGGCTCTCAGCGTGTTTACGTACCTTCGCGCGGCGGATAACCTGATCGCAACCGCAACTCTGAAACCTCTGATATCACAGGAGGCTGGCGGACATCCGATCTCGAACGTGAGCGAACTGCCGATCTCCAAGGTGTGGCGAAGTACCGACAGCACCGATGCGAGAATCCATATCGGATTGGCGTCCTCGAAAGAAGTCAACTTCGTCGCTCTGATCAATCACAATCTAACGCCAACTGCACAAATCACTGTGGTAGGCGCGGAGAACGAGTTGCGAGAGCCGTCGGACATTTTCACAGGGACCGATCTAGCGGCATGCGCCGCGGCGCGCGACGCCTATTTCTCGGCCTCGGCCCCTGCCAATGCCGCGGCACTGGCGGAGTTCCAGGCCAATCCTACGCTCGCCATCGTGCTCGATCCCGCGGGCGAGGATAACTCGGTCTGGCAGACCTACGCTCCGGGCAATGTTGGCGCAGCCTACTCCGCAGCCGCTTGGCGGAATGACGCGAGTCCAGTCACGATGCGCATGCCAAGAACGCCTCGCAATGCATGGGTTCTGTTGGATGTTGCGCACTCTCGCAGATACTGGCTAGTGTCCATCTCCGACACAGCGGATTCGGACAAACGGTTCCACCAAGTCGGCTACATCATGATCGGTCGAGCGCGAGCGCTGCCACAAAACTTCCAGCCGGGTTGGGGACGATCACCATTCAAGATCATACGAAAGACGGACAGCGAGATCTCCACGCCCATCATCGGCCGGACCGTGGCGACAGGCTATCGTCTGGATTTCGAATTCCTGCTCGATCGCGACGATACGGTCGTGCTGGAGGATCTGTTGGATTCGCTGGACGCCGAACCGCTGTTCGTTGTGCCGGACCCTAGCCAGCGGCATGGCTTCTTCGTTCGCATCGCGGATGCGCAGAATCCATGGACAACGAATGTGGGCGTAGATAACGGCCCGAATCAAGTCGAGGTATCTTTGCTCACAGACAACGAAGGGACGGACATCTAATGGCAACAACGTCTAATCGGAACAAGGTAGTAAGCGCTCCGGCGCCTGCGGAGGCCGTCGGCCACGACTGCACGTATATCAGTCTGTGGAGCGAGCATACGACTGGAGACTATCTAGGATCCGTAGCAATCGCCGCGACTCCTAATCCAGCCCCTCTGCAGGAGGGCGAGCGATTCCAGATTGAGCCCAGAGCGCTCGAACTGACACAGCCCGAAGGCCCGACTGAGACGAATGCTATGGCGAAGCGCGCGCTGCGCGGCCGCTATGCCGGCGGTCTGTGGGTGCAGTATCACACAGGCAATCCAGGACCGGGAGGCGGTGAAAATCTGGTAGGCGGAGAGCCTAGGGATCCGGACGGTGCGCCGAACATGGAGCGTACGCACATCCCGCAAGGTGCGTGGCTAGATCCTGAGTGACATGGCAGTTCATCGCATCTTAAATCTGGCGGATTTAGACGCCATCTTCGAGCGTGAAACCACCGGCGGAAAGTGGATTAACAGAGCGGATGAGGAATTCGGCGCGGGAACCTATCCATGCGTCGCACTCGACCATTTCCAAGCCGCTGAAAGTGTACGCACCCTGACCGTCAAGTCCAGTGTTATGGCGTCTTGGACTGGCGCTGATAGGCATCTGCGTATTCGCACGAGGATGCTTGGTTCGTTATGGAACTCTCCAGGTCTCGGCTTGTTGATCGAGTGGAAGGGCGACGACCAGACGAGTTGGGCTGTATTGCGATTCCAGACAGGTATTTTCACGTCCAATTCTTTGAGTTCTCCAATAAGCGAACTTAGATTGCAAAGATCTATCGCGGGGTCGATGATTGCGGATACGGACGGCGTCGATCACAGAGTTGTGGTCTCTGGCGGATGGATAGATTTCGAGATCGACGTACCTGATACGTGCAATGAGTTACGCCTGCGATGGAATGCCGCCGGATCAGCTGTAACACTCCTAGGCGAGTTCGAGTTCGAGGATGGTACAGGATCCGGAGACGCTATAAATTCTGTGGCGCCCGTAACGATCCGAAACGCGCAGATAATCAAATGGGGGTTCGTTGACCCAGATGCCGCAGGTCGAGATCACGCTCTCCCAATCTCGACGCGCGCGCAGGTGATAATTTACGGAGGCGGAGGACAGGGCGGAAGTGGTACCTTTCCATCCAGCGAAACCAATTCAGACGGCGAAGAAGAAGAAGTTCTTGCAAACGGCTCCGCGGGTCACGCAGGACGTCGTACGTCGTTCTTCCACGATGGTGACGTATCCGGCGCGGACGGCGGTCAGGGCGGAGGCCCTGGAACAATAGACTCGCGCAGCAGTAGACCTACACAGGGCGCGGGTGGAGTTGGTGGTCCCAGAGGTTCGGCGGGTTCGGCGGGTTCGGCGGGTTCGAGATTCCACAGAGCGCTCCCTGGCGGAGCGGGCGGATCTCCGAATGGCGGCGCAGGAGGTACTGGCGAGGGTGCCTACATCGGCGGCGGTTGGAAATCTGGCGCCTCTGGCGGAGGCGGCGGAGGCGGCGGTGTTACGACGCTGATTCTGACGGATCTCTCGCAAGGCGACCACTTGATTATCCCGCGCATCGGCGCCGGCGGCGGCTTGGCCAACCCCTTTGCAGGCCCTGTGGGCGGCAGGGGCTTCGTGGTTATCACGCCCTTGGTTCCGGAAGACATCGCGGCCGAATTTAAATACGGCAGTTTGGCAGCGAGCGTCGCTCTAACAATTGACGCCGCGCCGATAGGGCCTGTCGAGGCCGATCTCGCTGTAGGTCACGATCTCGAAGTGCTGGTCGAACTGGAACTCGACGACGACATCCAGTTAGACGACGGCACTCAGATCGAGGACGGCACTCAGAGATTCTCGATATCCGGCATCCGCTCCGCCGATGGCCACTACGCGGAACGCCTGATCTCCATATCCGCTATCGAGCAGGCGCTCTCGCCAGTACCGGACGATTATCGAGCGCCGGAGATCACGGTGGTGCTGGATGACGCCGACAACAAGATTTCACAGCTGCGAGCGGCAGCCGCATTTCGTAATCGCACATTGCGGATCAGGCTGGGCCGCGTCTCGCTGGGCGAGGATGATTTCGAAACGATATTCGAGGGCGAGGTGCGCGGCTGGAGCAAGAGCGGCACCGAGTTCGAATTGACCGTGGGAAGTCTATTTCACGAGCGATTCGAGAAACTCGTGACGCCGCATCGCGTGGTGACCGCGGCTCGCTTCCCGAACGCGCACGCTAGCGCTGTATCGAGGCTGGTGCCATTGGTCGTCGGCGAGATCAATACGCGCACCTACGATGGTTCCGGCGCGGTGGAGGCACTGCTGATCGATACCGCGAGGAACCGGTATGCATTCGCGCAGGATGATGCCGCTGGCAGCGCCAGGGCATTGAATGTATACGTGGACGGCGCGCTGGCCACAACAGGCTGGACACAGGAGGGCTTGACGTTTGACGGCTTGCGATGCCGCGTGATCACATTCTCGGCGAGCCAGGAATCCGCCACAGTCACGGTAGACGTGCGAGGGCTGCCGGATGAGAACGGCGCTCTGAGTTCGAATCCCGTGCGCGTCCTGCGCAGATTCCTTATCGAGAACGATTTTACGCCTGCCGACTTCGACGAAGACTCGCTGGCGGAGGCCGAGTTGAAACTCGGCGCGCTCGGCATCCGGGCATCGCTGTGGGCCGTGAGTGCGGACACCGAACTGCGGGATGTGATGTACGATTTCACTCGCAGTACGAACGTCGTTTTCTATGCATCTCGCGAGGGGCTGATCGCGGCGGACGTGCCGGAGCCGCCGGGTGAAACGAGCGCACGTCCCGAACCCGCCGCGATTATCACGGAGGCGGATATCGTGCGCGATTCCCTGCGCATCAAGAGCCTCGACAGAGTGGCATCCACGCTATCGGCGCGCTACAGGTATTCTCCGGCGAACAACGAATACGAGGGACTGGCGAGATACACCAGTGACGCGCAACTGATCGCTCTCAGGAGGGACGTCTACGAGCGCTCGGAAATGCCGTACCAGTTCGTATCGGCGTCGGCGCTCAACGTCCTGGAGGATCGAGAATTCTACATGCAGGAGGATCGCGTCTTAGTGGAGTTTGACGCGGATCCATCGTTCTACCGAGCGCTGCATGTCGGTCACGTGATCCAACTCACGCATTTCGCGGGACTCGGCAAGACAGGTTTCACGGACAAGCTATTCCGCATCGTATCGATATCGCTGCGTTTGTCGGATCGAGCGCTGCTGACGGGATTGTCCTTGGTCGACACCTAGCCGAAATGGGTACCATATGCCGGTAGCCATGATTTGTCCATTCGTTTCATCCGCCAATCTTGTCATGATGCAAGATAACCAGTTCAGCCCGCCCAAGCAGGCGACTGTGGTTTCCTCGGTGCCGTGCATCGGATCGCAATGCGCCCTGTGGCAGAGCCATCCGGAGAACGAGGCCAAGCGCGTAAACTTCGGAAGGTGCGCGGTGGGCGGCGCGCAGGCGCCGTGGTTCCCGGATGCCTCGGAAGATCCGCCATCGAAGATTGTGAAGTCATGATCAATGAGGACGACCATCGCTTGACGCTGGAGAGGCATCTCGGCGGATTCAATCTCGCGTCCCCGAGCCTGGCGTATTTCCGGATCAACGTCATCGGCCTCAACCCATCTCGCGCCGGACAGTATCTCGGCGAGGATCAGACATCCACCAAAATCGCCAGATTCTGTAAGCTGGCCAATGCCACACACTACATCGGCACGAATACCTTCACGCGCATCGCGACGGATCCGTATGAATTGCGCAGCTCGTACACGCTCAATCATCCGAGCGCGAACCGGATCCTGCAGGACACGATGTACCACGCCAACGCGGTTGTGGTGATGTGGGGCACCGGCTCGGGCCTGCGGAAGGAGATGCGTCCCCTGTACTGCGATCGCGTGAAGAAGGTTATCCAGGTCGCGCGGGATTTGCGGATCACTCTCAGGTGCTGCGGCGTAAACAAGGACGGCTCGCCGAAGCATTTCCTGTATGCGCCGTATCCGACCAAGAAGATATCAATAGTAGACGACATCTTCCCGATCTGGAATCCGGTAATTCCGGCGTAATTCCCAAATAAATGCACCTTTCTCCCTGAATCCGCTTGACACCTATGCTAGGATAGCATATACTAATACTAGAGGAAGCGAGAGATGACGCAACTGACAGATCGCGAGAGGGTTGTGCTATCACAAGCATGCATCCGCTCGCACAGATCCGACGAGGCTCGCACGGTGGCCATCGCCATCGCGCTGGCGCCAGCCATCAGCAGGGCGGTAGGCGGGGACGCCGCCCACACAGCAATCCTGCGGAACGGAGTGCTGGCACTGCCGCGCAGCGCTCGCTGCCTGATCCGCAGGGGATCGAGATTCCTAGAACTGCGACGCCACGAACGCGCAGTGCTCGCACATGTTCGCTAGGAGGCGAATCATGCACTACCGCAACCTGATCACAGAGATCACCAGAGAGATGGGCGAGACGCTGACGCCTCGCCAGATCGCCGGAGTCGAGGCCAGCATGCGCCTCGAGTACGGCACGCTCGACCGTCTGCCGAAGGATCGCTTCCGCGGTGAGACGCGCCTCGCGCTCCAGTGCGAGCAGTACCAGCCTGGATACCTGGAACGGCTCGCCGCAACCTACGGCGACTAAGTGCTATACTGGAGTCGTGCGGAGGACTTGAGAACGCCACACCGCCTGGCGGGGCGATGCGCGTGGTTTGGCACTTAAATCCGGCGTTCCGGGCCCTCTGCACATCCGCATGACATCTTACGCGGATCCTCGACGCGTCCAGACTTGGCGGCGTAACGCCCGCGGCGCTCCAGAGCCGATTATGCTGCTCGATGGTACCTGGGGCGCGATCTGTCCCCCATCCGCTGCGCAGCACGATAGCGTTATCAAGATCCGCGGGCGATACAAGTCGTGGAATGCTCGCATTGTCGAGATATTGGAGATTTGCGAACGCGCTAGGAATTCATTCGCGATAGTGCGGACTGCGAAGCAGTAGTCGATTGTGGTACCATATCCGCAGTGCCAAACTACGCGCATCCCGAAGTTCGCATCTCGGGCACATCCAGCGATAGGAGAGAAAACCTATCAGCTAGCGGCGTAGGGCATTCCCGCCTGCTTTGATCTTGCAAGGGAATTGGGGCTGAGCCCAGGCACTGGGACGGACTCGTCGGCGACAGCCTGCGAGTGACCCGCGCGCTCGGTGTAGACCTTCGGGCGGGGCAGGCAGCCATCTGATGGTTATCAGGCAATTGCGGGCGGCGTATCGCATGCACCTGATGGACGGGATGGCTCACTCGAAAGAGTGCGGGCGCACCTGCCGATAGGGTGCTGTGGCACCGAGGGAAGTGCAGGTCGTTTGCGGGGACAGGACGATCACCGATCTCGAATCACTTGTCGAGCATCAATGCGACGCGTGCTATCGCACCCGTTCGCGGTCTAATAGATTTGGAGCGCTCAAAGACAGAGAACGAGCAGGGCGCGCAGCGCGCGCACGCTATCGAAGGGAGAGTGCGGAGGGTCGTCGGATAGATCCATGTTCACGCGATTGCACCAATACGAATTGACGGATACCGCCAAAGCATCTCTCGCCAAAGCCGAGAAGCGAGCGCCCAAGATCATCCGCAGATCAAAGAAGGCACTCAAGAAAGCGCTCGCATCCAAATACCTATCACAGGCCGAGTCGCGAGCCAGGGCCGCGGTCGATTTGATGGTCTCCGCGAGGGCCATTCTTCGCTGCAGGAAGATACTCGCGGCGGTCGACGAGATCGAGGATCCGGAGCGCCTGCAGACCGTGCCGCTCGACGAGCCCATCCGGAGGCTGCTGGCGCTGCCGGTGTCATGCGAGATGCCGGACGGCATCGATCTGGAGGGCAAGGGCGACGCCGTATTTCGATTGGCGGATGCTGTCCGCGACCAGGCCGTATCCGCGGCGATTTCGGCAGCTGGAGAGGCGCCGCCGGATCCCGTGTCGCTCTCGCCGTTCCGGTACAATCTGGACGATGATCATAGCGGTTGACTTCGACGGCACAATTTGTGAGCACGAGTATCCGGCTATCGGCGATCCGGTGCCGCAAGCGCTTGAGACGCTGTTGTCGTGGCAGTTGGATGGCCATCGCATCATTCTATGGACGGCGAGATCCGGTGAAGAGTTGGATGCCGCCGTAGGTTATCTCGAAGGTGCGGGTATCCGTCTCTTTGGCGTCAACGGGAATCCGAAGCAGGGATCCTGGTCGGACTCGCCGAAGGCGTACGCGCAGATCTACATCGACGACGCGGCGTTCGGCTGTCCGCTGGTGCTGCCCGCGGATGGGCGCAGGCGGTATGTCGATTGGCCAAGGATCCGCAAGATGTCCGAGGAGCACGGATTGTACGGATGGGAGTACTTTCGGATGCGAGGCAAGCGAGTCGAAGATGAGACCGGATGACAAGACAGGCGGGCCTGCGTATCCGTCGGTGCGCTCGACCTCGACGAACAAGGGCCATACCATCGACGAGCGGAGATACTTCCGCGACAGGGGCGTGACCGTCCGCGATTACTTCGCGGCCAGAGCGCCGGAGATGCCGGACTCCGTGTGGGGCGGAGAGCCGGATCTGTCCGATGACACGACTCGCGCGGCGTATTTCGCGGTGCGCGCGATGTGGGCATACGAGTTCGCGGATGCGATGCTGTCCGCCAGAGGAGACGTACCGTGAAGCCTACCAAGGGCGCGATCCGCCACGATCCTCCGAAGGCGTGGGGCGATTGCATCCGCGGCTGCTTCTGCACGATCTTCCACGAGCCTATCGAGGAGGTGCCGCATTTCGCGGATGGCGGCGCTCCGGATCTCGCAGTCGTGGACAAGGCGATCGACGATTGGCTGGCGGTGCGCGGATATCGGATGGTGGCGCTGTTCTTGGATGGCGATCATATCGATCTGCAGGGCGTCCTGGACTGGGTCGGATCGCGCAATGAGGACGCCGTCTGGATGCTGTCCGGCAAATCGTCGATCGGCGAGAATCACGTGGTGGTCTGCCGCGGCGCGAAGATCGAGTGGGATCCGAGCCCTGTCGACAGCGGCATCGTCGGGCCGTGCAGGGAAGGGTTCTGGTGGCTGGAGTTCATCATCCCCAGATTCACACACGTCGGCGATCAGTACTACAGGCACTTCAACAGGCAGATTCCCAAATAAATTGCACCTTTCTCCCTGATTCCCCTTGACACCTATGGCGGGATAGCATATACTAATACTAGAGGAAACGAGAGATGGCAACCTTCAAGATCCAGAAGCGAGAGCCCGGTACGCATCGATGGATCGCCGCGGGAAACTTCGGCGAGGACGAAGAAGCAGCTCGCGAGGCGTTCGACGACTTCATCTGGGGCGGCGACCACGAGGGCGTCGAGTTCAAGTTATTCCGGATCGAGAAGAACGACTTGTTTCACTCGGGAACCACGCGGCACTTGTTAGAGCAGCAGACGGCTGTCGGCAACGCGGTGTAAAGGAGCAACCAATGATCCACGCAAACGCAGGAAACAACTGGAACGCCGTCGCGCGATGCGGCCAAGCGCTCGATGCGCAGTATCCGGGCATAACGCCCTATGTGGAGCACTGCGCCACCAACAGTCCGAGCGCGGTCGACTGCCCGCGCTGCTTGAAAGGGCAGACCGAGTACAAGATCCCGTATCCCGCAGGCATGGCGCCGACCAAAGGGTTCGTCGACTTCCGCGATTTGGAGAAACAATCATGACAACCACCAAGACCAAGACGACGCACTGGTGCAAGGATCGCGTATATGGACGAGGATTCGGTTTCGGATCCCCGTGCAGCAACAAGGCGAAATACGATCCGGACGAGAACGGCGTCCCGACCAAGTGCTGGTCGCACAGCACCGACCGCAAGAAGAAGGACGACGAGCGCCGCGAGCGCGAGTATCACCGGCGCGAGTATCACCGGCGCAATGCGCGCAGGCGCGTCAAGGAGCAGGCGCAGAACCGGTATCTGGATATCGTGGCGCAGGCCCTGCCGCGTCTGGCGGATGAGGAGATGGATGCCTTCCTCCATATCTCGAGCAACCGACTGTGGAACGCCATCCAAGACGAGAAGAAGGGCCGGACATCATGACCAAGCCGAAGCCGATCAAGAGCCTCGACGGAAAGGTCACGATGTATGAGTTGGATGGCTGGGTGATCCGCAGGTTCGGAGGCACTCGCCATAGGTGGATGGCTGGAAAGATCTGTGCCGACCAGCCAAACCATATCCGGCGATTGGCAGATGGATCTGTCGATCCGGCGAGTGCGTGGTTGGATCCAGGATCGGAGAAGATCTACCCGAAATTGGCGGATGCGTGCTCCGGAGTGATTAAGGCGAATGCGTTCGAGAGACGGCGAGAGGATATGGGGTTTGACAGGAAACTGCGCCACCTCTTGGATCTCGGCGACGCCTACAGGGACGCGGCCTTCGTGCATAACTTCAAGCCCAAGAAGAATCCGGGCCCTGCGCTACTGAAGGAGATCCTCGATGCGCGGGATCGCATGGACGCCGCGAAGCGGGAATTCGATACGGCGCTGGACGCGTTCGCAGATCGCGTGAGGGAGTACGCATGCTGAATATGCGCGAGAAAGCGGTATAGTAATTGCGTGAGCGAGGCCTTGCACGTATTCGACATCGAAGTCGCCGGGATCGATGCCAAGATCGCGTCTATCGTGAAGTCGATACCGGGCGCCAGATTGGTAGAGTGCAAATCGAATCCCTTGCTGTGTACGACGGAGGTCGTTGTCAGCAAGGGATCTCGCCGCGCGCAACTAGTCGTCGCGTTCGAGGCCGTGAATACCGCCTCGGGGTACGTGAGGAAACGCCTACTCTATTTTCTCGATCAAGCGGCGGAGAATTCCTAGTGTCCGTAAATCTGATGGGCGACCACGCTGCGCAGGCCGAGCGCTACGAGCGCGAGATCAGGGAGTTCGCGGCCGATCCGCGCAGGACCGTACTGGTGCTCGAAGGGCTCGTGCCGATAACGCTGGTGAAGGATCTGTCGCTCGATCCGGGCAAGATGTATCTTATTGATCACGCGCAACTGCGCAGCATGCGACCGAGTTATAGCCTACGGCGACAGCCTATGACTCTCACTCCGGACACCAAGCCGCCGACATAGTATACGACCAGCGCTCGTAAGATTACGCACCTCTGTATCGCTAGTATTGCTAGCATGCTATTCGCTCTAATCGGATCGCTGGTGGTGTGCGGTCTCAGTTTCTACGGGATGTACTGTATCGACCGTTACGAGTTGTTCCACGAGGCTGTGGCGCACGGCCTGACAGGGCAGGTGCAGTACCGAGCCACAGATCTGGCGCTCCATCTCCAAGAGGATTTGAGGACGGTGGCATCTCTCGCAGTCGCAGGCGTATCGTGGACCGTATTTGACCAAATCACGGCTCACAGACTTAGCCTGCACCGCGCGATCTACAACGAGGGGTACAACGATCCGGACGTTCTCCGAGCGGCGGTGGTCTTGGGCTGGTGCCTGCTCTTCAGCTCCTTCGTGCGAGCGTTCACGAGCTAGACACGTGCTGGAGATCGCGCTCGTCCCGCTGGCCTTCCAGGCGATGTTTGCGGAAGAGGTCCGACGAGCGGACATGGAGCCGTACGCTCTGATTATCGCGGCCCAGATCAAGCACGAGTCGAACTGGAATCCGGATGCGGAGAGCCCTGTCGGCGCGCAAGGGTTGTCTCAGATCATGCCGACCACATGGCAGGATCTTGCTCCGCGGCTCGGATCTGATTGCGCAGACAAGACGGCCAAGGATCCGCGCTGCGCGATCCGCGCGCAGGTGCTGTATCTGCAGGACATCTCCGGATACGTGACATCCACTTCGGGCGCCACGCGACCGCCAACCTTGGTAGACGAACTCCAGATTGTGTTGGCCTCCTATAACGCGGGTATGGGATGGATCAAGCGCGAGCGAAGGGAGTGCTACGGAGAGAGGCGCTGCAGGTCTGGCGTCTGGATCGATAACGTGGAGGAGCACTGCTTGCGATCTCCGGCGGCGTGCCAGGAAACGCAGCATTATGTGGGCAGGATCACGAATACGGCGCTCAATGCATATCTGCGAGGTTGAGTGGTATAATCGGAGCGGGAAATGGACCAAGATATCACAACCACGCCGACGGTGCTAGCGGGTACGGAGGTCGACAGGTGGTACACCATGCAGAACCTTGGTGACATTCCTGTCCGTTTCAAGGTTTCCGCTACTCAGCCTAATGCGACCGACCGGTCTTTCTTCCTCGCGCACTCCGCAACGGCGAATGTCAAGCATCCAAGCGGGTCAAGCGTATGGGTGTGGACTCCGCGCGGCCGTAGCGCGCTGTTCTACGACAAGGGCGAATAGTCGTGTCCGTATCGTTTGGCGGAGGAGTTAGCAGGGGCGGCGGCTCCGGCCTCGTCCTGCGAGATCCCCCGGACATCTTCACAGGCGCGAATCTAGCGGCGTGCATTACGGCTCGGAATGCCTACTTCACGGCTGCGGCCAATGCCGCGTCTCTCGCCGAGTTCCAGCGCGATCAATTCTTGGCCATCATGCTCGATCCGGCGGGTGCGGATAACTCGGTCTGGCAGACCTACGCGCCCGGAAACGATGGCGCGGCATACTCCGCCGCAGCGTGGCTGGATCGGAGTTCGGTGACGAGGGGAGATCGCGGACCCGGCCCTACAGATGCGCAGGTGACCTCGGCGGTCCAGACCGGCGTGAAGCCTTATGCCCGTACAGGCGGGCCGCAAATTTCCGGCGCCGACGCCGATCCGGCATTCGTGCTGGAACCGGAACTCACGCAATCGTTCCTGCTCGGGATTATCGGTCTCACGGCGGCGGAGTTGAACGACCTGTTCCTGGACGCGGCCGTCTCCGGGACCGGGGCCGGCCGCGTTATCACGATCACGCAGGCGGACGGGTCCACCATTTCGCTGGCGGTTCCGGATACAGGCGGAGGTGGCGGAGGCGGATCGGCGGACGGCGTGGTGACCAGCGCGGCCTTCTCGGCGGACGGCATGACGCTCACGCTGGGCACGTCGGCGGGCGGAACCGTCACGGCCAACGTGCCCTCGGCGCTCCGGCAGTCCGGCCTCTCGCAGGCGCAGGTGCAAGCGCTGATCGACGCCGCAGATGCCGACGACCTGGACGCGGCAGACGTGGCCGCTCAAATCACGGCGCAACTCGCGGTCTATCGCCAGTTCGCCGGCGTTATCAGCCGGAGTGCAGACTACGAGATCCAAGTGGCCGATCGCGGCGACACGATCCGCCTTACGGGCGCCGCGGCCCGCACGTTCACGGCCGCCTCCGGCGTCCCGATCGGATGGTGGGCGCGACTGCTGAACACGTCCACGGCCGACCTGACGTTCAGCGCCGGAATCGCGGGCCGGATCGAGGGCGCGGGCAGCACGCTGACAGTGCCCGCGGGGGATTGCGTAGCAGTCCAGTATCTCGGCGCGTCTACGTGGGCGGTCATCACCGACACGGCGGGCGAGGCGGCGGGCGGAGACGGCGGCGGAGAGCCCGCGCGCGAGTTGGAGGTTCTTGCAGCTCCCGAACCCATCGTGGCCACATCGGGCGTCACGCAGCAGGCACTTCCGACAGGCTACGACTCTTACGACAATTATGAAATCATCGCCACCACGACAGGCAATGTCGTCACCGTACTGCGCGGGCGCGCGGCATGGCTGGCAGCGCAGACCGACGCGGCGGCGACGAAACTCGGCGTGCTCGACCAGTCGGAAGCGGGCAGCCGCCAGTGGCTCACGTGGACCCCTTCGACTCGCACCTTCGGGCGGGGCGGCCAAAATCCGGGCACCGAATTGAGCGCGCGCATCGTGTCGGTTCGCCTTTACGACGACGGCGGCGCGGGCGGATCGGGGGAGATTGCCGACAACAGCATCGCCCCGATAAAGGCGCTGGCGGGCACGGAGGCTGAAAAGCGAGCTTGGCGCATTCGTTTCGACGCGGCAAATATCTCGATCGGCACCACGCTCCCGCCGATCGCGGAGACCGGCGACGATGATATCCGGATCATCCCGCAGGAAGTTGCCAGCGGCCTGTCCTTCGTGGACATAGCGGACCGCGCAACCGAACTGAATTCGGCGGACGCCGGCGACGTGATCATGACGATCATGTTCCGCGAGAAGCAGTGGGTCCGCGTCGGCAACATCATCACCGGACGGGGCGATGCCACTGCGCGGGCGGCTATCGAAGCGCTGATGCTCCGCGTTGCTGCCAACGAGCAACTCGCTTCAGACATCGACCGCATCGTGGACGGCGTCAGTTGGGCGAACGCTCCGGCAGCGGAGGCTCAGTTTGCAGCTATTCTGGCCTCCTCGGCTCTCGGGCGAAAAGTAACGCGAGTCGACACGACCGCCATAGATCCCGCAACCGACATACCCGCAGCGACCGCATGGAACACGGTCCTGAATCCGGTCCCTGACGACAGCGCGATCCTGATCCGCGTCAAGACCGGACTCGCTTCGATCCAATTCCGGATGAACAACAACGGCTCTGTCCAGCCGTTGTTCTCGTTCCGGTCACGAGTCAGCGATGCGAACTGGGACTACTACGACGGCGGGATCGTGTCGGGCGGCGCGTCTGCCATCGAGAAGCGCACCGAGGCTTTTCACACTGCTTTCCACGGCGAGTTGTCTGGCCGGGCGCTGGAGCAGGTCGAGGCTCTCGCGGGCGGCGGCGCAGACGCCACGGCAAGGGCTGCGGCGACTGCGGCCCAGACCGCCGCCGATGCCAATACCGCGGCCCGGTGGCCGGGCGAGGCGTTCGTGACTCCACATGAGATCCCGATCGATCAGGATCCGTTCACCATGCGAGCATTCCTGACCTCGGTGGCTGGCTCGTACCCGACCGGCGCGAAGATGCGCATCAACGCGAGCGGGCGCAACGGGGCATGGGTCACTATCGCCAGTGAGTCGCCCGCCGAACTCGCGTTTGACGCTACCCAGACGCGGAATCTGGTGTCGAACGCTAGCGGCGGGCTGGTCGGCGGCCTGCCGCGCCTGCACATCGCAGATAGCGACGATACCGAGTTGGCTGTGATCCCGCTCCGAATCCCGCTGATCCCGCGAGGCAAATGGCGCACCTTGACAGGCTCCAGCCCCTACACCGTGCTCGCGACCGATGACGAGTTCGAGGCTGCGCTGATCCGAGGCACTGCCGGCGTGAACGGGCGCGTTCTGGTCGGATCAATCCCGCGAGCTGCTCTGACTCAGACGGCCAAGTTCTTTGCAGCTGCGGAAGCGAATCCGACAGGGAACAACCGAGAGGCAATAGGAGTGAACGCACATCTGGATTCCGCAGGAACGTCGCTTACGCTAGTTCTGGCCGGAATTGGTGGTGTTGGAGGCGATCGCTTGGCTCAGTGGTCAGTAGAGGAAGTCTACGCGAAGTAGGAGACATGGTACCAACACACAATTACGCACACAGCGGAGTGACAATACTCGGAGTTCCGGAGGGGTACGACATCAATCGGCTCGTCCTGTCTGAGTCTCACGGAACGATCGCCGTAGCGTGGAACGGCCACGAGTTCGAGCTGATCACCGGAGCACGAGTGAGTCGCAGCACCGACGGATCCAAGGTGTGGATCAGTCTATCTTCGAGCACCGAATCCAAGGAAGAGCTGATGCTGGTCTACTACCCCATCGACCAGCGCATGACCATCAGCGACGTAGAAGGCGCGACCATCGCCTACGCAAACGAGACGAACGACGGCTGGCTGTTCGCCCACTGCGATGCGGACTTCCACAACGACTTCGAGTACCGCCTGCTGGCCTCTGCCGCCGCCGTCTTCGGCCCGTGGCACCGACAGGCCCGTCATGGCATCCAGATCGGCCACGGCCTCATACTCGGCAACAACAACGCCGAGAACCGTGGTGCCCTCCAAGGTGCGCAGGATTACGCCGTCTGGCTCGACCACTTCCACAAGACTGTGGCGGAGGCGCTGATCGCTGAGGCCCGCGGACGGCACCTTGGCTACTACCACCAGAACCCGCACGAGGCCCACATCCACCTTCCACTCGAGCGCGCCATTGTGGCGACCAAGGCGAAGTGGGAGGCGGATGCCGTCCTGAACACCCAGTTCCTCGCCATCCGTGCCGCGATCAACCCGCTCCTGGTCCAGGTGCGGGCACGCCACGCCTACGAGACGCGATGGGACCGAGAGGCTAGACTCGCGGCAGAAGCCAAGACTAAGGCGGACGCCGAAACGAATTCACAAGGGGGCTAGACAATGCCGAAACCACTCACCTATCAACGCTTCAGCAACGACGTGTTCATGCTGCTGTGCCGCGCCGAGACGCCCGTGAAGGATATGCCGGAGCATCCGGTGATCAAGGAACTCGACGAGCAGTTGGACGAAGTGCGCGAGTGTGATCATATCCGCACGGGATTCCCGTACGGGCCGCTGACCAAGCCGCGCGCCTGGCGAGGCTGCTTCACGATCGGGACGTGCAAGTTCCAGGTGAAGTCGATCTACGCCTTCCCCAAGTTCTTCGGCCTGATTTGCGATACGGAGTCCGGTACGCACGATCCCGTCGAGATCCAGGCATTCGTGGCCGAGGTGAACGCCGCCGTCGCTGCCGACCTGGGCCTGGATAGGCTGGGGTAGGCGAAATGGGCAATCGGCCTGTCCCGATCGATCAGGCGCTGCACCGCCGCATGCGACTGATAGCGCAGGCGATGGCGGAGAGAGTTTCGCCAGGTCCGTGGGCTGGCTACCGCGCGGATGAACTGCTGGTCACGCGCTACGAGCGCCCCAGCAGCCTCGGCGGCGCGCCGACAGTATCAGCGCACCGCGCCAACAATCGCGAAGCGAGCATCTCGATAGGCTTCCTCCAAATGGTCGATATCCAAGAGGAGCGAGTCAGCGATCGGCAGGTGACGCGAGATGGCATCCAGGAGCGGCACCGGTTCGACGTCGCATTCAAGCACGCGATCCACTATCGAGAGGAACTCACGCATGAGTTCGAGCGCACCGTCTCGTTCTCCCAGGCCGCGAAGCAGGCGTGGGAGGTAGCGGCGAAGGCCAGTCTCTCGGTGGAGTACGCGGGCATCAAGGGCGCCGTCGAGGTGTCCGGCAAATACGGACAGGAACTTGAGCAGCGAGCCAGCCAGAGCACCACGGAAAGGGATCGCGTAACGAAACTGCTGGAGTTCACAGGGCCCGCCGAGTTCAAACTGGAGGCCTTCCGGAGCAGGAATCGCGAGCGCCGTGTCGTGACCGCTCGAGCGGACTTCGACGGCAAGGTATATTTCCGGACGGACGGCCAGTGGGAGTTCACCACGTTCCGCACGCAGTTCCTGCCGATCGCTCGCCGGACTGCCAGCGACGATATCTACGGCTACGAGCAGTTCCGACGCTATCCGCTCAGCGACGCCGAACTGGATGCGCTCGAAGCGCCTGCGGACAGCCTGATTGAGTTCCCCGTGGAATACGACGAGGTGCTCACGCAGACTTTGCGCGAGGTCTGATTCCTGTGCGGAAGCCGATTGTCCACTTGGCCCTGCGCAAGCAGCATTGGTGGCAGTGGACTCTCACAGTGTGCGGTCGAAGCGTTATGCCGAGCACTCGCATGACAGATGATCGCGCCAAGGTGACCTGCCTGGATTGCTTGGATTCGCGAACGCCGAGGTAGACATGCCGCTGCAACGGAGCCTGCGCAATGCCAAGTATGATCGCTTGGGTCCGCGACGATTCAAACTCCGGGCGACAGTGCGGATCTTTCTCGGATATCGCCTGCCTCCCTCGCATGTCGGCTGTGCGGATCATCCGGATGTGGAGATCTACACGGATGAGGAATATCGCACCGTGATGGAGGTGGACGCCGGATTCGTCTGGAATGGAGCATCCGGACCTACGTGGGATAGCGAGGGGATTCGCAGATCCGCGCTGATCCATGACGCCCTGTACTACATGTTCCGCCGAGGCGCGATAGACAAGCGGTGGCGCAAAGTAGCCGATCGGTGCTTCTATCACCTGCTGCGAGATGCCGGAGTAAATCCGGTGCGGCGGTTTTACTATTACTGGGGCGTACGTTTGTTCGGAGGACGCGCAGCATCTGCGTGATGTATAATAGCCGTGATGGACGTACCGCTACTGCTCGCCATCGAGTTGGCCGTCACGCTAGTAGCCTTGGTTGCGTATGCTCTGCGCCAGGAGAACTTCTTTAGGAATTCTCTGCAGACCATCGAGGCGATGGTCAAAGACCATAAGCGCGAGGATCGCGAGGCCACGCAGCAACTCAACGCGCTGCTCGCCACTGTCACCGAGAATCAGAAATACATCGTCGACCGCTGCGAGCAGATGTGCCGAATCCAGAAAGAGACACTGGACGAGCTGAAGCATCTGCACGAAGCCGTGACGCAAGAGTCCCGAGATTCGGCACTGCGGCACAAGGATTTGCTGATGGCGATCAACGCCGCCAGACCCAAGGAGTAGACTCATGGACCCGCTGACACTTCTTATCACCATCCTCATCGCGCCCACCGTCGCGAACTTTCTGCAGTCCGCGATCAGTCCGCTGTTCGCGGGCATGACTGCAGACAAGGCAGCCCGAGGGGCGTCCAAGGCTCGCAAGACGCGAGCGCTGGACCGCATCGCCAATCATCCGCGCGCGAAGGTCGGCTCGAAAATAGACGGCCTGTGGTTCAACGGCAACGGCGGTCTGGTAGAAATGCCCATCGGCGCGTGCATGATCGTCCAGATCGGCCTCGGCTTCGTGGAGGTCATGAACGCCAAGGGCCAGACCCAGAACTTCTCGGTAGCGGAGTGGGAAGACATGCACCCGCTCTATGCCAAGGAGGTCTAGGTGCGATCACTCCTGAAACTCGCCGGAGTGGCCAAGCACGGACCGCTGGTGCCCGTGTACCTCGGCGGGATGGTCTTGCTCCTGATCAGCCTCGCGGTCTTGGACCACTGGTTCGTGCTCGCACTGGCCGCCATTCTGACCGCCGGTTACGTACTGGCGAAGCGGTACGGGGGTGCGGAGTGATGGACATCCTGATCATCTGCGGCGCCGCGCTTGGCTCAGTGGTCATAGGGTACGTCTGGATCTCAATTCTGGAGTGGTGGGACGCGCGGAGTTGGTGAGATGGAAACGTTTGCCCCCGTCTTGGCGTTCTGCGCTACGCTGCTGGCCATCTTGGGGACCATGTGGGCCGTGATAAAGATTCTGAGGAGTCTCTGATGTTCCGCCTATTCAACCTCGGCGGGCCAAGTTTCACCGGGATCAATGTCAAGATTGAGAACCTGCACCTCACGGGCAGGACGTTCGCGCTGCTGATCCTCGGCGGCGAGATCATCCGCGCGGTATCGCCATACGGCCTGGTGGACGGAATGGCGAAGGCGCTGGCCGTCTCGCTGTGCCTGTTCAGGATCCTCGCGCCGATCCGGGAGAAGTGAGCGTGCCTGAAACCCCGGCCGAGAATTGGGAATTGAGACTCTTCTTCTTGGGCGTCGGCATAGGCGTGGTCTTGTCCCTGTTGGCCTTTGGATTGATCGACAGAATCGCGGGAGTCTGTTGAGATGCGCGACTTCTTGAGAGGCATGGCGCTTGGGGCGGTTTGCGCTCTGCTCGCGCTGGTGATCGCGGCGCTAACGGCTTGCGGCCCTGTCCGACCTCCGAAGCCTGCGCAGCCCACCCCCGAGGATCTGGCGGCGGCCGTCCCGGAACGCGTCTTCGATTCGTGCCTTCTGCCGCTGGATCAACAAGCGGTGCTGTTGGGATTCACCCGCTGCCAGGCTGTGGCTCTGCGAGCGTATTACCAGTCCGATCGGCGGCGCGTCTTGCGCGGCTGCGTCGCCCAGGTAGAAGGGGCGCTGGAGGCATTATGCGAAACTCCACCATTGCCATAGCGGTGCTAGCGGCCTTTGCGGCCGGCTGGCTGCTTCGGAACGCCACCGCGCCCGCCACCCTCATCCACACGGGCCTCGAAGCGGTGCTGGGCGACAGGGATGGCCTCCAAGCCCAGATCCACGCCTACGAAGTCACCGACAAGGCGCTGCGGGCGCAGATCCAGGCATCCAAGGCCCGCGAGCAACGCGCAGTCCGGCTGCTAGAGGATGCCCGGAATGCCAGATACAAGGCCCTCGCCAAGGTTCGTGATCTAGAGGCTCGCGCACCTGAGATCGAGCGGCACGTCGCCGAAGCCGAGCAGGTGCTGCGCGTTCCCCCGCCGCCTGACTGCCGACCGCTCTACGACGAGGTGGTGAAACTCGCAGCGGACGTGGAATGGGCGTCTGATATGCTGGACGCCAAGAGCGACGAGATCCGCGCGCTGGACTCTCAAATTTACGCGCGGGATCTGGAGTTTACCGAACTCCGGCTCCAGAATTCGCAGTATCGGGGCAGGCTAGAGGCTGCTCAGGTGGTCATCCGCAAGGCCAAGAAGAGCGGACGGAGGTCCAAGATCGCTGGTTTCGCAATCTTGGGTGCCGGGATCTTCATCGCAACGAGGTGATGCGTGTCTGACCGCAATACGAATCAGTCCACATCCTATTGGATTTTCGGATCGCGCCTGCGCGAGGCTCGTGATCGCCGCATGATGACGCGAGCGTTTCTGGCGGCCAGAGCTGGAGTATCCGTCTCAAGCATCGATAAATACGAGGATGGGACAGCACTGCCGACCGTCGAAAATCTCCAGAAGCTTTCTCGCGTTCTCGGCACCAGTGCGGATTGGCTGGTGGATCTGGTACCGGAGGATCCCGCCAGGCCTATAGGGCCGGAGTGCGAATCTTTGATCAAGCGGTACAATGATTTGTCGGATGAGCAGCGGCAGACCGTGGCGGATCTGGTGGGCGTGATGGCGGATCGCAGGAGTGGGGATACGGCGTGAAACCCGGCGGCGGCAGGGCCAAGGGCGCCGCATTTGAGAGGGCGATCGTAAAGGCGATCCGCGACGCATTCGGAGTCGAGCGAGAGGACGTGTATCGCACTCCTCTGTCCGGAGGGCACTTCGCGGACTCGAAGCACTCGCCTGGCGATATCCAGTTCTCGCCGTGGCTGCGCGAGGTGTTTCCGGTGGCCATCGAGTGCAAATTCCAGAAGGTGGCATCTCTGGATCACCTGTTCCTCGATAGCCTGGATAAGTCGTATTGGGCGAAGTGGCTGGAGCAGGCGAGCAGCGCATCCGAGGAATTGACGCCGTGCCTGGTCGCTCGCATCGGTCGCAGGAATTACGCGATCACGCCGATGCTGCCTAATGCACCGATCCGCATCGGCGAGCCGGAATTGCGATTCTGCCACAAGGGTGCGTGGTGGTCTATGATGCGATTCACGGATTATTTGCAGCGGTGGGTCTCGCATGTTCAGTTGGTGAAAGGCTGATATTCCCAAATAAATTGCACCTTTCTCCCAAATAGCCTTGACTCCTATGGTGGGATAGCATATACTCATAGTCAGGAGGACGCTATGAGGCTCTACCACAGCAAGGAGCGCGAGCGGTTTGAGGTGCTCAGTGCATACGACGACCGCCACGAAATCAAGGCTGCCGGATTCTGGTGGGACCGCGCGGTGAAGCGCTGGCACACGGATGATCCGGCCAAGGCTCGCCGCCTGCGCCACGTCGCGGACGACACCGCGATCACGGCACTGCGCGCGTTTGAGGAGCAACTGGACGCATCGCGCGCGGTTAGCGCCGACGTGCAGATCGCCGCTCCGGACGGCTGCGAGTACATGCCGTTCCAGAAGGCGGGCGTCTCGTTCGCGGCGAGCCGGAAGGCGACGCTGATCGCGGATGAGATGGGTCTGGGCAAGACCGTGCAGGCCGTCGGGACGCTCAACGCGCTGGATCGCGAGGCCGCGTTCCCCGCGCTGGTCGTGTGCCCCGCATCGCTGAAGATCAACTGGCGGATTGAGTTGGCCAAGTGGTCGGTGCATGATGTGACGGTCGGGATCGCCAATGGCGGATCGCTGCCGAATACGGATGTGGTGGTGGTCAACTACGACATCCTCGTCAAGCACATGGCGAGCCTGAAGAATCGCCAGTGGCGGACGCTGATCGCGGACGAGGCGCACTACGCCAAGACGCTCAGCTGCCGCAAGGACAAGCGGACCGGCGAATTGAAGTGGACCGGATCGCAGCGAGCGAAGGCACTCCGCGAGCTGGTCGAGTTGGCGGATCGCAAGATCCTGTTGACAGGCACGCCGATCACCAACAGGCCGAAGGATCTGTATCCGCTGCTGTCGATGCTCGATCCGCAGGCGTGGCGCCCGGAGCGGTTCTTCGGATTTGCGAAGAGGTATTGCGGCGCTCATTTCAACGGATATGGGTGGGACTTCAACGGTGCGAGCAACCTGGACGAGTTGCAGGATAAACTCCGCAGCACGCTTATGATCCGCCGCTTGAAGAGCGAGGTGCTCACGGAGTTGCCAGCCAAGACGCGGACGCTGGTGACGCTGCCGTCGACCGCCGGACAACTGGCGCACGAGGGCGAGATGATGGAGTTCGCCAAGCCCGCGCTGGACAAGGATTACGATGGCGCCGCGGCCGCCCTGCGAAGCGGAGGTGCGGTGGCCTTCACGAAGATGGCTAAAGTACGCCACCAGACCGCGCTCGTGAAAGCGCCGCAGGTGGTCGATTTTATCCGCGAGACGCTCGAGTCCGAGGATAAAGTGATCGTGTTCGCGCACCACAAAGACGTGGTCGAGGTGCTCCGCGAGGGACTGGCCGCTTACAATCCGGTCACGATCGTCGGCGACGACACGATGGAGCATCGCCAGCAGGCGGTGGAGGCCTTCCAGAACAACGCGGATGTCCGCGTCGTGATCGGAAACATCCAAGCGGCGGGCGTGGGCCTGACGCTGACCGCCGCGCGCACCGTGATCTTCGCGGAACTGGACTGGACGCCTGCCAATATCACGCAGGCGGAGGACAGGGCGCACCGCATCGGCCAGCGCGATAACGTCACCGTCTACCACGTGGTGCTGGACGGATCGATAGACGCGAGGCTCGCGGAGATCCTGGTCGAGAAGCAGGGCGTGATGGACGCCGCGCTCGACAATCGCCAGCAGGCCGTCGCGCCGAAGCCGGTCGATCCCAAGCCGGTCGATCCCAAGCCGCGGACGGACGTGACGCCTGTCGATCCGGAAGCGAAGGCCGCGATCCACAACGCGCTGCAGATGCTCGCAGGCGTGTGCGACGGAGCGACAACGCGAGATGATATGGGATTCGACGGACGCGACACGCGGTTCGGGAAGTCGCTGGCCAATGCGGATAGCCTGTCGGACAAGCAGGCGCGCTATGGCGCGAAGATGGTGCGGAAGTACCACCGCCAACTCCCGCCGGAGGTGGTGGATGTCGCGAAGCAGGTTCTGGCTGCTTAGGTGCAGTCACTCGCAAGAGAGGTGCGGAAACGGTAGAATCAAGGTGGACATCATGGGTCACACGAAAACAGATTTGACGGTATATCGGACAGGCAAGATTCGCCTGCCAGCGGATTTCCAGGCACGAGAGGTCGTCGTGGAGTTCCGCCAACCGGATATCCTTGTGATTCGGATTGCGCGCGATGGGGAGATCGGATTGACTCCGCAACTCCCGCGTTTCGGCAAGTCCGCCCATATTGCACCGCTCCGCGCATTCAAGCGACTCGGTATCGATCCCAAACGCGTGGCTGGGGATTACGTCCCCATCCGCAGGGACGATGTGTTGGAAGTCAGATTGAAATCGGAGGACGACGGAGATGGACGCGATAGTGTATGACACCGCCACAGGCGAGTGGTCTGGAGAGCTTCCGCCCGGGTGCGATACCCGTGTGCAGTGGCTCGATAAAGGCAAGTGGGTTCCGGAGAAGGGACTCGACACCCGAGAGAGGGATGATGGATTACGAGTGCTCTCCCGCGCGATTCGCAGGGGGCCTCTGAAGTACGACAAGTATCGGCTGGTCCAATCGGGGCGGAGCGGGATCGTAACGAAGTCTCGCAAGCGCCGCGCGGCACCTCCCGACACAAGCGAGGGAAGCAACATGAACAATCCATTCAGGGCCGGCACCGACCGCGCCAAGGTTTTCGACATCCTGCGAGACGGCAAGCCGCGAACGCAGAAGGAGGTCGATGCAGAGTACGGCGAGCCCGTACACCGCTCCGCGATGTGGGGCATCCACATGGCTGGCGAGAAGAACGGCTACAAACTGGTCCGCGGCGAGAAGCGCAAGATGTGGATCGAGTTCGAGGACGGTTCGCAGGCATCCGCCGCTGCGGAGGACGAGGCGCCTCCGGAGAAGGCCGCGCCCGCCGACGATTCGCCCAAGCCTGCCAAGAAGGGCGAGGAGAAGAAGGCCAAGCCCGCGAAGGCCGCCAAGCCGAAGAAGGCCAAGAAGGCCAAGAAGGAGCCCGAGGTTGAGGCCAAGCCAGCGAAGCCGAAGAAGGCCAAGAAGGCGAAGCCTGCCAAGAAGGGCAAGCCGAAGAAGGCCAAGAAGGCCAAGAAGAAATCTGACCGCGTCCGGCTGTAAACCATGCCCGAGACGGTCGCAGCGATCATACGCAATCGCCAGGTGGTGCTGAAGCGCCCTTTCCCTAACGAGGAACTGCGTGATTTCTGGTCGTTCCGGCCGTCCGGGTATCGGTTCATGCCGAAGTACGCCAGCGGCTTGTGGGACGGATACATCCGCCTGCTGCGGCGAGGCAAACTGCCGCTCGGCCTGTTCATGGCGACATACGAGCAGGCCGAGCGCGATTTCGATATCCGGTTCTGCATCGAGTGGGACGACTCGGATCCTATCGAGTTCCGCCACGTATCCACGTCTGACAGGGAATACCAGGTCGAGTGCGTCCAGGCGATGAAGGATGCGTCGGGCGCTGGCGGCGGCATCATCTGGGCTGCGACGGGAGTCGGAAAGACTAGGATGGCTGCGATGTTCTGCCAAGACGCGCTGTGCAAGATCTGCTTCGTCGTCGACGAGTTGACGCTGATGGATCAGGCGATCAAGGCTATCGGGGACGTCACAGGAGAGCGCATCGGTCAGATCGGCGATACGGTTTTCGATCCCGCGCGCGTGACCGTCACGATGATCCAGTCGCTGGACAAGCACCGCAATCGGAAGGAGTTCCGGGAGTGGTCCGAATCCGTTAGCGCCGCGATCATCGATGAGATGCACACGGCGATCAACGACCGCCAGGTCCGCGTCCTCGACGAGATGCGGAATCTGAAGGCGATCTATGGATTGACAGCGACGCTCAACATGGATGACGATGGTGCGCGATTGCAGGGATTTGCGCTGGCTGGCCCTGTGATATACCGGATTAATCTGCAGGACGCCACAAAGCAGCGATATCTGACTCGCGGATCCGTGATCCAGATAGGGTATACTGCTCTTCGGCCCGCAGTCCCCGCCAAGGATTATTGGAGCGAATACCGTTCTGAAATTTCGGACAACCCGTACCGGAATGCCCTGATCGAGGATGTGGTCCGAGCGGCGCTGGCGATGGATCGCGCCGTGGTGGTACTGGTGACGAGAGTGGATCATCTGGCGGAGTTGCAGAGGCGTCTGCAGGACGTGCCGCTGGCGATTGTCAAGGGCGATGTGAAGGGCGATGACCGCATCGCCGCGCGAGACAGATTCGAGGCGGGCGAGTATAACCTGATCCTGACGAATCGAGTCTTCGCCAAGGGCGTGGATATCAAGCGCGTGGATCTCATAGTGGACGCGACCGCCGGCAAGTCCGAGCAGGAATGCGTTCAGAGGTTTGGGCGAGGGGTCCGGTTGTACGGATCCAAGAGAGCACTGGTGCATGTGGATGTCGGCGATCGCCGCGGCAGGTTTGGCAGGAATGCCGACCGGAGATATGCCGCGTACAGCAAGGCCGGCATTCCCGCGTTCCGACTGGAATGGAGAGTCGGGATGCGGATGGATAAAGTCCTGCAAAGGGCTGCGGAGTTGGCGGAGGCCGCTCCAGAGGAGACTACCGATGAGCGACGCGGAGATTGAGCGCCTGATACAGGGTGTGGATCGATTGGTTTGGCAGTTGGCGTACAAGATGTGGCCCACGCTGCCGGATCACGCCAAGATATGGATGGACGTGGAGGATCTCTACGCGGAGGGCATGGTGCAACTCTGCAAGAAGGCGCCGACGTGGGATTCGAAGCGCTCGAAGTTCACCACGTTCACGCACACCGTCGTCTGGAGCCATCTGTACAAGGTGCGGATGAAATTCTACGCGAAGAAGCGCGATCCGGGCGCCGGCGCCTTTGTGGATCTCGAGGACGCCGATCTGTATGTGAGGCCGGCGTACAATGCAGATGATCCCGTGATCGTCGACGCCGTCATCGCAGAGTGGTTCGGCAGTGCCTCGTAAATATGACTTGGACGAGTTCGCGGCCAGTCAGCGCGTGATCCTTGATCAGTGCCGCCAGTCGGCTGCGGACGCCGTGCAGCGAGCAATGGCATGCGCAGGTGTCAAGCATTGGCAGTCCGGACAGACGGATCGCTATTTGATCTGGCAGCAGTGGGCGCGCTCGCTGGGCGTGGGGACGGAAGAGGTCGTGTTCTGCACGGTTAGCCACTATCGAAAGAAGTGCGGCCTGAAAGGGCCTAATCTCGGCATGGCGATAGCGTCGCTGACGGGCGAGAAGGCGCGCGAGGTGGTATTCAAGGCGATTGGATTTCGGAGCAGATCCACAGCCAGACTCGTCGGCCACGCGCCGGATCTGGAGGCGTATCGGAAGTTCACCAAGGGATCTCGCTGGAAGCAGGGATCCGACCGTGCCTGGCGAGGCGGTACAGTATGGTCCGGAAGGCCGGTGCGTATCGCCCGCCGCAGGGAGCAAGATGCTGTCCAGCGCGAGTGGGGCTATAAGCATACAGGCCGAGTCGCAGGAGTGATGTGATCCGTGGAGAAACGGGACAGCCCATTCTACGAGCAGGAACTTAGGTCCGAAATATTGGGGATGATCCTGTTCGACCGCCAATTCTTGAGGCGATGCGGCGATAGGGTCAAGCCCGCGGATTTCGAATCCGGCCAATCCGGCGGCTACGCCACAGCGCTGGCATCCATCGGCCTCGATTACTGGCGCAAGAATCGAGTGCCGGTCTCGAACTCCTTGGGCCGCGAGTTGACCAAGTGGTGCAGGGACGCCGGCCTCGGCGCGGATCGCCGCAAGGAGTTGGCCAAGATCGTCCGCCGCCTGCGGAAACGATACGAGCCGGATCGATCAACTGTGGTGCAGGGCGAGGTGCGCGAATTCCAGCAGCGCGTCATCCGCGCACACGGTATCCGCGAGTTGGCTTCGCTGGAGAGCGCCGGAGAGTTGACGGATGATCACTGGATGGAGATCACGCGCAAGGTTCTGGCAGATCGCGATCGGGACTCCGTGCATGATTGGCTAGAGGGCCTGGCGGGACGCCATGTGCGCAGGATCACAGCGGAGCATGCGCGAGTCCCGATGACGCTGATCGAGCCGCTCGACAATCTGGTGCAGCCAATCGGTCGCGGCGATCTGGGCCTGGCGCTGGCGCCATACAAGCGAGGCAAGTCCCTATTCTTGATCTGGCTGGCTGTGGTTTACGCATTCCAAGGACTGAACGTGCTGTTCGCCACTCTGGAGGATCCGCTGGATATGGTCGAGGATCGCATCGACGCATGCGTGTCGGGCGTCCGCGTGAATTTCCTAGGGGAGAATGCCAGGAAGGTGCGCCGGCGCGTGAAGCAATGGGGCACCATGCTGCGGACGCGTATCCGGATCTACGATGGCACCGAGGGCGGAACCACGGTCCAGACCATCGAGGCCGCGTGGGAGCGCGAGCGCGCGGATGGATTCGACGCAGACGTGGTGATCGTCGATTACGATGACGAGATCGCGCCGTCGAAGCGCATGGATAGCCGGCGATTCGAGTTCGCCGAGATCTATCGACAACTGCGCCAGTTCGCATCTCGCGCAGCCGTGGTCCTATGGACTGCCGCGCAGGCCACCCGCGAGGCGGAGAGCAAGGATCTTATCGAGGGCAAGGACGCCGCCGAGGATATTTCAAAGATTCGTAAAGCTACTCTGTCGATCGGTATCGGATCTTGCTCCAAGTGGAATGGGGAGCAGGGTTTGGGCGGAGATGCGAAGACCTTGCACGTGATTACGCACAAATTCGATAGATCCAGAGTTTGGTGCAGAATCTGGTCCGATCCGTCCAAGGGTCTATTTTATGACGCCGACAAAACTTTGGAGTGGCTCTCTGACTCTTCGAGCGACGATGAGGACTGATCGAGCGCGATCCTAAAACCGCGCTCGATGTCCCTGCCATGCACGGCCAGACCGCGCCAAACCCTGCCATACCACGCCTCGCCGCGCCTCGTATTCCTTGCCTTGCCGGGCCATGCCCTGCCGCACCCAGCCGTGCCATGCCCAACCTGGCCTGGCCCCGCCCCGTATTCCCTGCCTCGCCTCGACATGCCACGCGTCACCTCGCCTTGCCACGCGGAACCTAGCCAAGCCCGAAATCTAGCCGAGCGCCTTCACGGAGACGGCCTCGAACCTGCCGAAGTTGCCATTGCACGTCGGCCGCCAGTCGCCGAGGCCGACTCGCCGCCCGCCGATATCGAGCCATCCGATGATGTGCTCTTCTTCGACCAGCTCGTCGTCGACGTCGAGGACGAACGTGCAGCCCCATTCGTTGAACCGCGGCCGCGTCCGCATGGTGCGGGCCTGGCCGACCTTGACGTCGACCGTGAATTGCACCTTCGGATTGTTGGCCAACTCGTGCGGGGTGACGCCGAGCGTCTTGTCGTACTCCAGAGCGCCGACGGATTCGACCACGACGCCTTCGCGGACGAGCGGGCCTTCCTTCCGCTTCTTGGCGGCTTGGTTCAGGAGCGCCTTGATCGCTCCCGCAGGGATTCGCGGCGTTCCGCGCTCGTCGAGCCAGAGAGCGAGTTCGCACTCGGCGGCTTTGATGGCGCGGCGCTCCGTTTCCGTCTTGACTCCGCGCTTCTTGACGAGAGCGCCGAGTTGGATCTTGAGGGGATCGTCGTCATCCATTCCTCGCGTTGAGTGGACGAGGAGGGGCGAAATTCCCTTGATGGAGATTTCGTATCGCATGGTGGTTTCACCTTCTGCACCGCCGCCAGCCAATCGAACAAGGATCCGCCGGCGGTTGCGAATTTCCTCATGTCGGTGACGAATCCGTGGCATGTCGCGCACAGCAGAATCGCGTCGCACGCCTGGATCACAGGACGTCCGTCGCAGCCATTGCCGCATCCGCAGGGATACGTACGCATTACGTGTTCCGGGACATCCGGCAATTCGATTCCCGCAGAGTGGTGGAATTCGAATGCTGTGCCCGGATCATTCCGACCGCAGAACCTGCAGTGCGCTCCGGCCTTGACAGCCTCGCGGCGCAGCCGCTGGAACTCCGGCCCGTACGCGCAGTCTCGGTACAATCTGTTAGAGCGAGACGCGCTGTGCCTATCCGTCACACTGACATTATACCGTATTTTTGGTCGGTATATGCAGTCGTCGTACTAAAATACGAGGCGAGGCTGGTTATGGCATGGTTGGTCTGGGCTCTGCAAGGCGTGGTTCGGCAGGGAATACGCGGCTTGGCTGGGCGTGGCTCGGCAGGGCGCGGCAAGGCGGGGCAAGGTAGGGCGCGGTTTGGCAGGGAATACGGGGCAAGGTTGGCCGTGGCTGCGCAAGGCTCGGTCGGGCAAGGCGCGGCCTGGTGAGGCGAAGTCTGGCAAGGCACGGCAGGGAATCATGAACGCCAGAGTTAACGCCGTTTTGGTGCAGTTGCGTCGGA